CGCAAGAATACAAAAATAATAAGATACTAAGAATTTTTGGAAAAACGGCTAAATTAACGCTATAATGTGAGTATAAGCCGTTTTTTGTTTCAAAAAGAAGCGAAAATCATGCGAAAATGTTTCACGTGAAACATTAGCGGGCGATATAAGAAAGGTGGTTAATGAAAATAACAAATGAGAAACTAAGTTTTAAAAGAATAGGTGCTTCAAGTGCTGCGAGCTGGGCTTGGGGAACATCTTTAATCATGGGACAACAAATAGCTCAAGAGAAAGGTATAATCGCATGGATCATATGGGCTGTTTGTAATACCTTAACACTTGCATTATTTGGATGGCTATATAACAATAAAAAAATTAGTCCAGAAACTTATAATAGAACGCTCAATTTAAGAAAATTGTTGCTTTGAGTAATCTTATTCAGCGAATATACCATAACGATATTCGTAATATGCTTCCTTAAGTGAAATAGGCATAGGTGTAGCTCTTACCATTTCATTACTGAAAGCCTCAGTATCCATCATCATTCTTAGAATCTCAGATGCCATTTCCTTTCTCTTGAATGTATACTTAGCCTGCTTCTTAAGAAGCAGGAAATCTAGATAACCTTGTATGTATCTGGTTCCAATGCCTCTTGTTGTCTGTATCATTGAGCTTACTTCTGTCATCATCTCATTGACAGCTCCTAATGATTTACCATCATCAGTAAGATATCTCTTCTCTAAAGGAGATGTCTTTATCTTATTGTTTACTGCTTCAAGATAGTTGGCAAACTGCTGTATGCTTGCCTTTGAATCTGATATGGACTCTTCCACATCCTTAAAGTAGTCTTTATTCGCTTTATATTTATCGAATGACTCACTTCCAAGGCCTGATACCTGCATCATCATATGATCATTTTCATCTGTAGCACAGACAATGGCAACCTTGTGATGAGATACTCCTCTATATGCAGCCTGTTTACCTCTTTTCTTTGAGTATCTAGGCATATTTTGAGGACGTGTCCCCTTTAGGTTTATACTTTTATACAGTGTATCTATTTCAACTTCACCAGATAATTTCTGATGACCCATGATTTCAGATGCTGCATGATAAAGTTTATGACGCATATAGAAGCAGGTCGTCTTGCTTGTCTCCAAGACTTGAGCCTCACTCTCTAGAGGCATTTTATATAGTTCCAGTTCAATGAAGTGAAGCCACTGGCCCAAAGTAAAATGAGACCAGTAGAATAAGGTGTTGGTTCTATCACTAAAAGACTTGTGACAGTCAAGACAGATATATCTCTGATGTCCGTTCTTATCTTTTCCATTCTTCTTGAAATGAACTGAACCACATATAGGACATGCCTTATGAGATGGATCAATGTCTTCATCATCCTGTTCATATAATGATTCAATAAGCTTATTTACATAATCCTTATTCTTAGATCTTAAATAGTTTTTTACCTGGTTTTCAGTTATCATAGCACTCACCTGACCTTTTAAGATCACTTTACAACTATTCGAGAAATGATGATTTGAGTTAGGTGGCTATAAAGTAGAAAAATAGGCGTTAAGTTAAATTTAATGATCTAGTAGCAACATTTTTCATAAACTTAGCGTAATAGAAAAGAAGTAAAAGTAATAGCATTAATAATTCAATTATTTTGCTTATTAGTTCAGTTGAATTTTATAAATCAACAATTTCTAATTATTACAGGTAGTACAACTGCAGCATATTTGATAACAATAGCATTAGGATTTTTCTTTACTCTGATTGTTTACAAAAAAGGACTACCAACATCAGTTAAAACAGATGTATATCAATGGATCATGGCTATTGTATCAATAATCGTAATTATATCAGTTGGAATATTTACAAAAGCCCCATTACAAGTATTTGCACCAACTAGCATCAGTGGTGTGCTATGGGGAGTATGGTCTGGACTTATTTTATTTGCTGGACCTATTGGAGATGTACAACATTGGCAAAGAGCAGAAGCAGATGAAAGCAAAAAAGGTTATTATTTAGGAGCATTTCTATTTGGACTTTATATGCTGTTAATATTAGGAATGGCTTTCTTTAAATTTACACTACCAATGCATATTATTTTATTAGTAGCAGTTCTTGGAGTAACTACATCAACAATAGATAGTATTGCAGTAGCACTTCATGAAGTAGGAAATAAGAAAATAGGAACAGGGCTTTCACTATTATTATGTATTGCATTTGGAGTATTCGTTAAAATGGGAATGCTTCAATTATGGAGTTCATTTGGAGTTATTAGATTTGCATTTGCAGTTGGTATTTTGTTATTACCGTTAGCGTTAAAGAAAAAAACAAATATAGTAATTCCAGTATCAGCAATAACATTTGGACTAATGGTATTATTTGCAACTTTAGGGCAAATAACAATTAATTCAATTGTTGGGGTTATAAGTTTTATAGTAGCAACAATAATACTTAGTTATGTATCAGTGAAATCATTGTAATAAAGATTAACAAGTGCTAGAAAATTTTTAGAAAGTAGGAAAATGAGATAAAATTAGAAGTAGTAAAATTAAGTGATCTAAAACCATTGGAGAAGAATGTTAGAAAACATAATGATAAACAAATTGATGAATTAATTAAAAGTGTAGAACAATTCGGACAAACAAGAGCAATGGTTATTGATGAAGATAATAATATCTTAATTGGTAATGGTTTATATTTTGCTTTAGTAAAAATGAATAAAGCAGATGTTCAATGTTATAGAAAAACAGGACTATCAGAAATTGAGAAGAAAAAATTAATTTTAAGTGATAATAAAATTTATGGCTTAGGTGCAGATAATTATGAAGAAATAAATAATTATATTCAAGAGATAACTGGAATGAGAGATTTTGAAATCGCTGGTTATGACAAGTTTATTTTGGAGCAAATGACTGCGGCAGATGAACAAGTAGAAGAAGCAATAAAAAATTATGGTAGTATAACAGACACTAAATTTATTCAAGAAGAACCAAAGCAAGAAACAAGTTATAAAGAACCAGAAATTAAAAATGAACCAGAAATTAAAAGCGACCCAGTAACAATGGTGGCGGAAACAAAAGCCGGTGCTGAAAAAAATGAGAAGAAATATATTATATGCCCTTCTTGTGGGGAGATGATCTATCTTGATTAAAAAACAATACTCAAACATTGATGTTGTAACTACGGCTAAGATAAGAATAAAAAATATATTTAAAACTGCTGCTAGAATTGAATTATCAGTAAGTGGAGGTAAAGATAGTATTTGCTTAAATGATTTAATATTTAAAATGTGCCAAAGTGGAGAAATAGACAAATCAAAATTAATAGTTGATTTTATAGACGAAGAAGCAATATTCCCATGTGTAGAAAAACAAGTTAAAAGCATGAGATTACAATGGCTGAGCATTGGAGTACATTTTAATTGGTGGTGTATTCAGGTAAAGCATTATAATTGCTTTAATCAATTAACAAATGATGAAAGTTTTATTTGCTGGGATGAAACTAAAAAAAATGTATGGATAAGACAAAAACCAAAATTTGCAATTACAAATGATCCATTGCTTGATGAAAGGCATGATACCTACCAAAGTTTTATGAATAAAAAAAATAAAAATTATGTATCAGTAATTGGTGTTAGAGCAAGTGAAAGTATTCAAAGATTAATGAATTTAGCATTAAGAAAAGAACAAGATAAAATGTTTCCTATTTATGATTGGACTGATAAAGATGTATGGATGTATATAAGAGATAATAATTTAGAATTTCCAGATGCCTATAAATTCATGTATCAAGTAGGAGTCCCAATTAATAGATTAAGAATAAGTCAATTTTTTAGTATAGATACTGCTAGAAGCTTAACTGAGATGTGTGAATTTTATCCAGAACTATTTGATAAGATTTGTAAAAGAGAGCCAAATGCTTATATGGCAATGCTTTATTATGATACTGAATTATTTAGAAGACAAAAGAAAAATAAACAAGCAAAGAAAGATGAAGAAGTTGATTATAGGAATAAATTCTTTGAGATGTTAAAAGAAGAATGGAGATTTGATAATAAACCTATGCAGAAGGTAAAAAATCGTATTAATACAATATTAATTAGATATGTACCATTTTTAAATCAAAAACATTACAAAGAGTTATGTAATATAGTAATTGGTGGAGACCCCAAAGGAAGATCAATAAGAGCTGAAGAATTTAGATTATTTCAGTATGTATCTGAGGTGAGTGACAAATGAAAGAAAATGAAATAAAAAAATATGAAAATAAAAATATATTAGAACCTTTAGAAAATGTTAAATTTGTTGATAGAAATTTGTTAAAACCAAATAATTACAACCCGAATAAAGTATCAGAACAAAATCTTGAATTATTAGTTCAGTCTATATTAGTAAATGGTTGGACTATGCCAATAGTTATAAGACCAGATTATACAATTATAGATGGTTTCCATAGATGGACTGTATCAGGTAGAGAGCCATTAAAAACATTATTGAAAAATAAAGTTCCAGTTGTTATTGCAGACCATAAAGATCATGCAGAAGATGTCTATGGTACTATCACACCTAATAGAGCAAGAGGAACTCATTTATTAGAACCAATGAAAGCAATTGTAAAAGAATTATTGGATGAAGGAAAATCAACAAAAGAAATATGCAAGGAATTAGGAATGAAACCAGAAGAAGTATTTAGATTATCTGATTTCACAAGAGAAGATTTTTTAAAAATGATGATTAAGGATCAAAAGACTCATAATAAATCATATCAAATTAAAACTTTCAAGTAAAAAATTTATAGGAGGTGATAATATGGCAAAAATGACCTTAACCGAACAAGCACAGGAAATTTTAAAAATTGCAGAAGAAAGTGGAGTACAAAGTAATTACTTTTTTATAACTACTTTCAAAAGATATCAAATGCAATTAGTTATGTTATATGAATTAGAAAAATCTATAAAAGATGATGGAATATTAGTTGAAAAAGAATATGTTAAAGGTAGAAAAAATTTATATTCTAGTCCAGCAGTAAAAGATTATAATGCAACAACAGATAGTGCAAATAGAACAGTCGCAACTCTTATGAAGATCATTAAAAATTATAATGTAAGTGATACAACCAAAGAAGAAGACCCGCTTATGACGATTATTAATGGCGGTGACGATGATGGCAGTGACGAGCAGTAAGGCTTACGAATATTGCAAAAGCTCTATCAGGAAGAAAACAACTCCTAAATACGTCAAAAAGCAGATGCGAGACTGGATGAGGATCGCAGAAGGAAAAAATAAAAAGTACTTTGTATCTGAAAAAAAAGTACAGCAGATTGAGAACATTTTGAAACTGCTTATCATGCCAAAAGGATTGAAGGCTGGACAGTCGGTATATAAGTGCACTACGGGGTATCAATGGTTGATATATACAGCCATGCTATGCACTGTATATCGTGACAAACCGAAAAAGCGCAGATACGAGACAGGGCTGTTGGAAATTTGCAGAAAGAATTTCAAGACATACACAATCGGAACAATCTTTATTATCTTGTTTTTGACAGAACCAAAGTTCTCAAAGTTCTTTTCAGTTGCACCAGATGGTGCACTGTCAAGAGAGATAAAAGAGGCAATATCTGACACAATAAAAAGTAGTCCACTGATATATGAGTACAAAGGGACGAAGCGTTTCAAGCTGTTGAGGGATTACATCAAATTCAAGCTGAATGAAAACACGTTGATCCCGTTAGCATACAGTAACAATCGTATGGATGGACGTATGCCGAATGCATTCATTGCAGATGAGGTTGGAGCATTGCCAAACGGTTATCCTATCGATGCCATGAGATCAGGACAGCTTAACGTTTTCAACAAACTAGGGTTCATCATCAGTACAAAATATCCGACAATAGATAACCCGTTTGAAGATGAGGTTGCATATGCCAAGAAGGTTCTGGACGGTATTGAGAAAGACGATACTGTTTTTGCACTTTTGTATGAGCCGGACAAAACATCAGACTGGGAAACAGACAATCTTGTTTTGAAACAGGCGAATCCTGCGGCACTTGAAATCCCTGAAATTTGGGATGATCTTGTAAAGAAAAGAGCAAGGGCCATTGCCATTGAGAAAGAACGAGAGAACTTTGTTACAAAGCACTGCAATATCATTTATCAAGGGCAAGGAACTGAAACATTTATTGACGTTAAAGATGTTCAGGCGTGCAAGGTTGCGGATATTGATTGGAACGGCAGAGTCGTATATTTAGGTGTTGACCTTTCAGAGTCAAACGATAATACATCTGTTGCCATGGTTTCCGTTGACGATGACGATAACATTCTTGCAGAAAGTTTTGCATTCATTCCATCAGACAGGATCACAGAGAAAACAATCTCAGAGCGTGTGAACTATCAGGAATTACTGAAGAGTGGGAAGGTATTTGCGTGTGGTGACAGAGTTATCTCATACGCGTTTGTCGAGCAGTTCATATTGAGCATTGAGAGCCGTTATAACGTGCAAATTCAGGCAATCGGATATGATAGATGGAATGCATTAAGCACAGCGCAGAAATTGGCTAATGAGGGCTATAACACGGTTCAGATTAAGCAGTATTCAAGTGTGCTACATTCTCCGACAAAGAGAATGAAAGAAGCAATACTTAAACAGAAATTCAAATACACAGAAAACAAACTTCTTGAAATTAATTATCAGAACGCTAAATGTGCTTATGATACAAACAAAAATATGTATGTGAGCAAGAAAAAGAGCAACGGCAAGGTTGATATGGTTGTATCACTTATCAATGCAATTTATCTTCTTGAACAGGATTATTTCCTGAATGAAGGTGACTTCACATTCCAGATGATTTAATTGCTATAAATTTGCATTTATGCTAATATATAAGCGTAAAAATGTTTCAAATAGAAAATACTAACGAGGGGCGGTAACGAGAGTGGCACTATTCAAAAAAATCATGAATAAATTAAATCTTAACGACCAGAGCGTAGAGTTGAATGATGTGCTGTTATCGGCATTGCTCAATAATGAGACAATCACAAGAGATAAGGCGTTGACACTTCCTGCCGTATCAGGTGCTGTTGATTTCATCAGTGGTTCGATTGCATCAATGCCTGTTAAGCTTTACAAGTACAGAAACGGCAAGGTTGAGGAAGTCCAAAGAGACAGCCGTGTACGAATGCTTAATGGCGACACCGGAAACACGCTTGACGGGTTCCAGACAAAAAAAGCCATGGTCGAGGATTATTTACTTGGCAAGGGTGGATATTGTTTTATTCAAAGAGACAGACAGAACAACGTAACGGCACTGAAATATATTCCAGATATGAATGTTACCGTGTGGTCAAATTCCGACCCGATGAACCGTTTCATACAGTTCTATGTTGGTACAGATAAAATATATCCATGGAACATGATCAAACTCTTGAGAAATACAAAAGACGGCGCAAGCGGAAAGGGATTGACTGAAGAAATCTCAAAGGCCCTTGAAACGGCGTACAGTACGTTGGTATATCAGCTTGGACTGGTTCAGACAGGTGGTAATAAAAAAGGATTCTTACAGGCAGAGCGTAGGCTTGGACAGGAAGAAGTGGACAAGCTCAAAGAAGCATGGAAGAGTTTATACGCCAACAACACCGAATCCGTCATGGTTCTAAACAACGGCATCAAGTTTCAGGAATCGTCAAACAGTTCAGTTGAAATGCAGCTGAATGAAAGCAAGAAGACTTTACAGGATGAAATAAATGGAGTATTCCATATTCACAGTGATTTCAGCTTGACATTCAAAGAAGCAATCTATCCGATAGTTAAAGCATTTGAGACAGCAATCAACAGCACATTGCTGTTGGAGAAAGAAAAGAAAAACTTCTTCTTTGAGTTCGATACAAAGGAAATCGTGAAAGCAAGCATCAAAGAAAGATTCGATGCTTACAAGGTTGCAAAAGATACAGGACTTATGACTATCAATGAGTTACGCCGAATGGAAAATCTCAATTATATTGAGGGCATGGACGTGATCAATGTTGGTCTTGGCGCAGTATTGTATGACACCAACACAGGAATATATTACACGCCAAACACTGGACAGGTGACAGGCGGAAATGAAGAAGAAGAAGAAACGGCTGATAAAGTTGAAGAAACTGAAAAGGGGGCAGATGATGAATTACAAGTACCTAAAGAATCTGACAAAAACTAGTGCAGATTTTTATGTTTATGGCGATATTGTTGATGAGAACATGCCTGACTGGTGGACTGGTGAGAAATCAGAAACAGCAATTGACACAAACACATTCAAGGCAGAGCTTGACAGCTTGAACGGTGTGACAGATTTTAATATCTACATCAACTCAGGCGGTGGCTCAGTGTTTGCAAGTTTCGCAATGGTCAGCATGCTGAAGAGATTCAGGCAGAACACTGGAACGAAGATTCATGCATATATTGATGGATTGTGTGCAAGTGCCGCAACGTATCTTGCCATGGTTGCAGATGATATTAACATTTACAAGAACTCGATAATGATGATCCACAAGCCAATGACATATGCTTATGGAAATGCTAACGAGCTACAGCATGATATTGACACATTAAATCTGATTGAAAGCGGAACGATGTTGCCGATGTATGAAGCAAAGGCAAAAGAAGGGATCACAGCAGAGAATATCGCAGAACTGGTTGGCAACGAAACATGGTTCTGTGGCGATCCTGATGATGATATGTACATCGGAAATTATTTCAATGTGAACGCATTGGACAGTGTGAAGGATGTACAGGCATGTGCAACGGACTTATTCAGAAACTACAAGCATGTGCCAGATGCATTAAGAAAGCCAAAACAGGTTAAAAAGCCTGTCGAGGATCGTGTGCTTGATTATTCAGCATATGAGAATATTATTAGTTCATTAAAGAAGACGGAGGGGTGAATAAATGAACGCAAAAGAACTCATCGAAAATCGAAATTCAAAAGTCGCTCAGATGGAGAAACTGCTAACAACTGCAAAGGCAGAAAACAGATTACCATCTGAAGACGAAAAAAAACAGTTTGCAAACCTTGAAAAGGAAGTAAAGGACATTGACGCAACTGTTGCTATGTATGATCAGATGACAGAAATGAGCATGAAGCCAGTGCCAAGCGCACCAGTTGAAATGACAAATGCAGAAAAAGATCACAAAGCATTTGAAAATGCAATTCGTGGCATTGTGAATACCGACACACCAACAATGCCAGCAGATGCTAAAACACTTATTCCGACAACTGTTTGGAATGAAATCATTTCACAGGTTATCGAAATCTCGCCTGTATTCTCTATGGCAGATCGCTATAACATCACTGGCAATCTAGTATTACCAAAGTATGATGCACAGAACAGTTCTATCGTGATGCAATATGCAGATGAAGGAACAACAGCAGAGTCTGGAAAGGTTGTTATCAGCCAGATTACTCTTGGTGGATTCCTTGCACGTTGTCTTGCGAAAATTTCAAAGAGCTTGATTAACAATTCCAACTTTGACATCGTTGGCTTTGTTGAAGCAAAAATGGCGCAGGCAATCGCATTGTATTTTGAACATGAGATTTTGTTCGGAACAGTAGGCAAGGTTGAAGGTCTAACTGGAATTACATCAGATATGACTGTTACAGCTGCTGCAACTACAAAGATTACATCTGACGAGTTGATGGATTTACAAGACAAGGTAATTGACAACTATCAGGGTAATTCTGTATGGATTATGAACCGTGAAACTAGAAATGCAATCAGAAAGTTGAAGGATAACGAAGGCGATTATTTATTGAACCGTGACTTTACAGCAAAGTGGGGATATACACTTCTAGGCAAAGACGTTTATTGTTCTGATGCGATGGACAAGATGCTTGCAGGAAAAACAACCATTTATTACGGCGACTTCTCTGGTTTAGCTGTGAAAGTTTCAGAAGATGCTAACATGCAGGTATTGCAGGAAAGATATGCAGAAGAACATCTACTTGGAATTCTTGCTTTTGTTGAGTGGGATGCAAAGGTTGCAGATACTCAGAAGCTTGCAAAACTTGTGATGGCAGCAGGCAAATAATAAGGGGTGAAGCAATATGGAAGTAAGCAAAGTCAGTGATATTACAGTTGAAAGCGTCACAGATTATTTGAGACTGGACGAAGTAACAGAGAGTGAAATAAATACATTGAACACGCTTATTTCTGTTGCAACCTCATTTATCAAGAACTATACAGGGCTTGACGATACTGGTGTTGACAAATATCCTGAATTTGTGATTGTGGTGCTTATTCTTTGCCAAGATATGTGGGATAACAGAACAATGTATGTTGATAGCAAAGACTTGAACAACACGGTGCAGAGTATTCTCGCAATGCACAGTGTGAATCTGTTGTGAGGTGTGAATTATGTTAAACGCAGGGAAGTATTCAAAGAAAATCACAATTTACAAAACGGTGATTGTGACAGATGATGATGGCTTTCAGACAGAACAGAAAAAGGTGATTCTCACATCGTATGCATACGTGAGGACGACAAAGGGATTCACACTGATTGCCAACAATTCTGATTTTGAAAAAGCATACACCAACTTCACAATTCGTTATCCGAAAACAGAGATCACAAGAGACATGCTGATTGAGTTCCATGGCAAGACATATACGATTGAGTATCTTAATAACGTTGATGAAAACAGCGTAGAATTAGAAATTCAGGCAAAGGAAGTGACTCACTGATGGCAAAGATTGTTTTTGATATTGACGACAGCGTACTGAAGGATATATCTTATATCGACAAGCAGTTTGATCACATCTTTGGTGGCATGACACAAGCAGGCGCAGAGATTGTTTACAAGAATGCTATTTCGGCGCTTCCAGAGGCGCTGAAAAGTTCAGGCTTCATAAAAAACGTGAAGCTGTCACGTGTGTATAAAACTCCATCAGATGATGGTATCAACACGAAAGTTATGATCACTGGATATTTCAAAAACAGGGAAGGCAAGAAGACTCCTGCACCACTTGTGGCTAACATGTTCGAGTACGGCAGTGACAAAAGGAAATATCCAAAGCATCCATTTTTCAGAAAGTCTTTTAAAAAGTCACAGATTATGAAAGCAATGGAAGAAGCGCAGAAGAAGTTGAGCGGGGGACTGTTAGATGAATAACCTCATTGAAAAAACATTGAGGGATTTTACGGTCAACGGCAAAAAAATTCCAGTCAAGTTCTTACGATACAATGGACGTTCGGAAACATACATCACTTACATGATGACAGATGCAGACAGCATGCTGCATGGTGATGATGAATTGCTGAACTACGTTGAATATTATGACTTTGATATATACTCAAAAGGCAATTACAAGCCGATTATCAAGGCATTAAAGGCATTGCTCATAAGTGTTGGGTTCATGTGGGAGCCTGACAGATCATCCGAAGATATGTATGAGGACGATACGAAGTATTACCACAAGACATTATGTTTTTCAATCGAAAGGAGCGAATAATGGCTAAAATTGGATTAAATAACTTCCGATACTCAAAACTTACGGAATCGGAAGAAGGCAAAGCAACATACGATGGCGCGAAAAAGCCAGCCAAGGCTATTTCCTGCAAGGTGGATATCAGCAACAATGATGCGTCTTTGTATGCCGATGATGTATTGGCTGAGAGCGATACTTCATTTCAGAAAGGTTCTGTTACAGTAGGAATCGACAACGAAGATGTGCAGATCATGGCAGACCTTCTGGGGCATACGGTTTCAAAAGATCAAGCAGAGCTTGTCAGAAATGCAACTGATGTTGCGCCATATGTAGGTTTCGGAAGAATCGTCACGAAGATGGTGAACGGAGCTTACAAGTACACGGTAGAATTCCTGTGCAAAGTTAAGTTCTCAGAACCGTCACAGGATGATTCTACAAAAGGCGAAAGTGTATCATTCAGCACAACTGAACTTGCAGGAACTGTTGCGACATTGGCAGACGGAACATGGTCAAAGTCAAAGACGTTTGGCACAAGGACTGAAGCTGTCACATATCTTGAAGGACTGATGGCAAAGACTTCAGCCGTAAAGAAAAGTTAAGACAGGGTTAGTCCCTGTCTTATTTTTTTGAAAGAGGGTAAAACATGAAGGAAATCTCAAAGACACTTGAATACAAAGACAAGAAATACAATCTAGTTTTCAATCTGAACGTAATGGAAGTTATTCAGGAGAAGTACGGTACACTTGAAAACTGGGGCAAACTAACTGATGGTGCAGAAAATAATGGCGAGCCAAACGCAAAGGCTGTTATCTTTGGAATCACGGCAATGCTGAATGAAGGAATTGACATCGAAAATGATGAAAATGGTACGAGTGAAAAGATGCTTACTAAAAAGCAGGTCGGCAGAATGATTACGGATCTTGGCTTGAAATCATCTGCACAGTTAATGAATGGTGTTGTCGTTGACAGCACTAAGAGTGCCGAAAAAAACGCATAATACCCGATGAAGATGAACCAGAGCCAATAGACTTTACATGGTTCTACTTTATCGGGCGCAACAAGCTTGGTTTTACATTTCATGAAGTTGGAAGATTGACACTGACAACTTTCAACCTGTTATACAAACATTACAAAAAAGATTTTGACTTCGAGTTGATGCTTAAAAAGACAGGAACAACATATGCAGAAGCATATGAAAAATCACAGCATGAAGATGACTGGTTCTAAGGGGGTGAGTACATGGCATTAGGTGGAACAATCAAACTACAAGGCGAGAGCGAATATAGACGAGCATTAAAAGAGATTACACAGAACTTGCGTGAAGTATCATCAGAAATGAAGATCGTCACGAGTACGTATGATAAGAACGACACAAGCACCGATGCATTGACAGCCAAGAGTGATGTGCTGAACAAGCGGCTTGAAGAGCAGAAATCAAAGTTGAAGTTAGTGTCTGATCAGTACAAACAGTATCAGAATGCTGTTAAGCAGTCAGCAGACGAGCATACACAACTAGGCGAAAAACTGGAAAATGCAAAGGGAAAGCTCGCAAGCATCGAAACGCAGTCTGGTAAAAATACAAAAGAATATGAAGAACAGAAAAAGGCTGTTGATGATCTTCAAAAACAGTATGATGAAAGTACAACGGCTCAGGACAATAATAAGAAATCACTATCACAGCTTGCAGTGCAGATGAACAATGCAAAAGCTGACGTTATCAAGACCACAAAAGAGATTGACAATCTCGGCAAAGAATCTGATGGTAGTGCAAAACATGTTGATGATTTGTCAAAAAAGATGGGTGACGCTGATGGCGCATCAAAAAACCTTAACGATGGTTTTACAGTACTCAAAGGCACGATGGCTAATCTTGCATCACAGGCAATCAGTAAGGTTGTTGATGGATTCAAGGCGCTTGTAGGTGGTGCGGCTGACTATCAGAAGTCAATGGAATATTACACAACATCATTTACAGTCATGACAGGTTCAGCAGACAAGGCAAGCGAGACAGTTAAGAAACTTGCTGATATTGGAGCAAAAACTCCATTTGATATGCCACAGTTGGCAGATGCAACATCTTTGCTGATGAACTTTGGATTTAATGCTGATGATGCGGTTGACAGTATGATGATGCTTGGCGATATTTCACAGGGAAGCGCGGACAAGCTGGACAGCATTTCGAGAGCATATGGGAAAATGAGCTCAGCGCAGAAAGTATCGCTTGAAGACATAAACATGATGATTGATGCAGGATTCAACCCGTTGCAGGAAATATCAGAACATACAGGAGAAAGCATGCAAAGCCTTTATGACAGAATATCGAAAGGTAAAATGTCAGTGGACGAGATCACGGAGTCGATGAAGAGGTCAACGTCTGAAGGTGGCAAATATTTTAAGTCAATGGATGCACAGTCTCAGACATTGGACGGTAGACTTTCGACATTGAGTGATACAATCAATTCAAAGCTTGGTGAAGCATTACAGCCGATTCTGAAAAAGGCTGCTGATGAATGGCTACCAAACATAACAAATGCAATCGACAATATGGATATTGATTCTGTCGTTTCTGTTATTGATGATATTGTTTCTGCTGTTGGTGATTTATTCGGATTCATCATGAATAATGGTGATACGATTATTTCACTTGTTGCAGGAATCGGGACGGCGATGATGGTATGGAACGTTGCAAGCATGATTAACGGTGTGGTTGGAGCAGTTAAAGCATTTCAGGTGGCCAATGAAGGTGCATCTGTTGCACAGGCATTATTGAATGGTGTCATGAATGCCAATCCGATTATGTTGGTTGCCACGTTGCTTGCAGGGCTCATAGCAACAATCGTCACATTGTGGAACACAAACGAGGGATTCCGCAATGCTGTCATAAGTGTGTGGAATGCATTCAAGGACACGGTCGGAAATGCAATCACGGCAGTTGGTGGATTTATAGACAACCTAATATCGTGGTTTCAGGCTCTTCCTGGGCGTATTGGCGCATTCCTTGGCAATGTTATAGGCAACGTACAGAATTGGGCTTCTAACATGGCTTCTAGGGCTTTTGAGGCAGGCTCTAGATTTGTCAATGGTGTTGTATCATTTATCAGTGGACTTCCGTCTGCCGTGTGGAATTGGCTGTCAAGTGCATTGAATAACGCACGGAACTTTGCGGGACAGTTGGCACGAGCAGGTGCAAATGCAGCACATGGACTTGTAAATAACATTATCAATACAATCAGAAGTCTTCCGGGGAAGTTGTTCAACTGGGGTGTTGATATGGTCAAGGGTATCGCAAACGGCATCAGAAATGCGATTCATCATGTCACAAGTGCGGTAAGGGATGTTGCAAATAAAATTAAGTCATTTCTTCATTTCTCAAGACCTGATGAAGGGCCATTGGCTGAATATGAAAGTTGGATGCCTGACATGGTACAGGGATTGAGTGATTCTTTAAGAAAGGCAAGCCCTGAGCTTATCAGTCAGACAGAAGCATTGGCGAGTGGAATGTCTGACGCATTCAATGTAAATGGCAGTGTTTCGGCAAGTGGTGTAAACTATAACAACATGGTTGAGGCATTCAAGGATGCACTATCACAGGTCAAAATCGAGATGGATGACGAAGAAATGGGCCATTTCGTTGATAAAACGGTGACAAAACTTATTTATGATTAAGGCGGTGAATATATGAGAAATTACGTTATTCAAAATGGAAAAGACAGCCGCTATTTAAAAGGATTACTGATACAGGAATTGCCACCGATTACCAAGCCTTTGATGCGTACAAGCATTGAGCAAATAGACGGCCGTGATGGTGATGTGATCACAAGGCTTGGATATTCGGCTTATGACAAAAAAATGAAAATCGGTCTGTTCGGTGACTATGATATTGATGATATTATTCCGTTTTTCAATTCAAGCGGAACGGTAACATTTTCAAATGAACCAGAAAAATACTACGTGTACGATATTCTGGATGCGATTGATTATGAACGCCTTATGAGGTTCAGAACGGCTGAGATCACGTATCATGTACAGCCATTCAAATACAGCAGTATCGAGAAACTGAAGGTGTTCAGCAATCCGACAAGTGCTATCACAGTAAGGAATAACGGCAATTATGTTTCCAAGCCGATTATTCATATTGAAGGCTCTGGAATTATCAATCTGTCGTTGAATGGCGTGCAGTTGTTCCGTATTGACTTGAGTACGACAAATTCCATCACGATAGACACAGGAAGGCTTGAGGCGTACAATGATGATGTACTGATGAACCGATACGTTATCGGAAATTATGACAAGTTCGTTCTTAAAATTGGAGCTAACTCCGTGTCATGGGATGGAACATTGACTTATATTGCGTTTGAAAAGCTATCGAGGTGGATATAATGAGAAATAATCTTGAAATGATTAGAGGAGACACGTTGAGCTTTGCGTTCGAAGTTGAGTTTGACGAAGCTCCGCAGAAATTAGAAAAGGCAGATTTTACCTGCAAAACGAATTTTGATGATGATGATGTAGTGTTTCATAAGGAACTTGAAAAAGGAATCAACTTTTCAAAGCAGGACGACACAAAGCTGTATTACGTTGTTCGTGTTGCACCAGAGGACACGAAAAATATTGAGGCAGGATTGTATTATTATGACCTGTCAATCGAACTGAACGGAGATGTATTTACTATCCTCAATGGAGCACTAGAAATAGAAAGCGATGTGACAAGATGAGCGAGAATATTAGAAAAACTATCGTAAAAGCCAAGATGAGCGAATATATTAGAAAACCTATCGTAAAAATATTGATGCTTAAAGGTCAGCAAGGAATTAGTATCAAGGAAATCAAAAAAACTAGCACAAGTGGGCTGACTGATACTTATGAAATATCACTTACAGATGGAACTAAAAGAACATTCAATGTAAGCAACGGTAAAGGCGTTAAATCAATTGCAAAGACATCAACAAGTGGATTGGTTGATACATATACGATTACATACAATGATGGCACAACATCAACATTTACAGTAGCAAACGGCGCAAAGGGCGACATTGGAGCAAAAGGTGACACAGGACCTCAAGGGCCACAGGGCGTAAAAGGTCCGCAAGGAATTAGTATCAAGGAAATCAAAAAAACTAGCACAAGTGGGCTGACTGATACTTATGAAATATCACTTACAGATGGAACTAAAAGAACATTCAATGTAAGCAACGGTAAAGGCGTTAAATCAATTGCAAAGACATCAACAAGTGGATTGGTTGATACATATACGATTACATACAATGATGGCACAACATCAACATTTACAGTAAGAAACGGTGAAAAAGGTGATACTGGAAGCACTGAGAACATACTTAACAAGACTTATCCAGTTGGCTCTATCTACATGAGCGTAAACAGTACTGATCCATCAACACTGTTCGGCGGAACGTGGCAAAGGCTGAAAGGACGTTTCCTAATTGGAGCAGGAGCAGTTGCGGACACAAACTCTAATACAAGCTTTGGATCACTTGGGGCAGAAAAACCAGACATTGTAAGTGGTGAAACAGGCGGTGAATACTATCATCAATTAAACGCTACCGAAATGCCTGAGCATAATCATGATACAAATGACTGGACAATTGTTGCTAACAAGAACGGTACTCGCATAACAACCAATCTTGGGGCTAAGTGTCTAAGTGAGATGGAAAGTACTAATATGGTGCCTAACATTAAAGCGACTAAAAACGACGATGGCAACAGAACTGGACACGCAGGTGGAGGCGGGAAACATAACAATATGCCACCATATTTAGCAGTGTTCATGTGGAAGAGAACGGCATAAATAAGGATATAACATGCTGAGAAAGGAAGCTTAAAGATGATTAGATTGTTTTCCAGCGACGACAAAACATTTACAACAAACGGCGATATTGTCATAAAGCCATTGAAAGCTAAAGTACACAAAGAGGATAACGGGTCTTTCTATTTGGATTTAGAAACAAGCCTTGATTATGTTGATGATCTAACTGCAAACAGAATTGTCGTTGCAAACACTCCACAAGGATCGCAAGCATTTAGAATCACTAATGTTGAGCATACACAAAAAAAGATAAGTGCTAAATGTTACCATGTTTTTTATGACAGCAATAATTATTTAATCGCTGATAGCTATGTTGTTGACAAGAATTGCAATGATGCACTTGATCACTTAAACAACGCTACGGATAATACAAGCCCATTTACGACAGTTTCGGACGTCACAAGAATAAATTCCTTTAGGTGTGTTAGAAAGTCGCTTTACGAGGCAATACAAACCGTTATTGAGCGCTGGGGTGGTCACTTAGTGAGAGACAACTACACAATAGCCATAAGAAACGCAATAGGAAAAGACAACGGGGTTGTTGTAAGATACGCCAAAAATCTAAAAGAAATCAACTGTGAATATAACTGGGATAATGTAGTAACAAAATTAATGCCCGTCGGAAAAGATGGGCTTTTACTAAATGAAAAATATGTATATAGCAACATTCAATATGACATACCATATACTAAATGCGTATCATTTGAACAAAATGGCATCGAAGAAGATGATTACAAGGATGCTGAAGGCAATCTAAATGAGGCATCTTATAATAACGCGTTAATGGACGACTTGCGAACACAAGCTAAAGACTATGTTAATTCTAACTGCAAGCCTAGTGTGAATTACAAGCTGAAGGCAAATCTTGAAAAAATTACTGATGTAGGAGATACAATCGTTGTAAAAGACGAAAGATTAGGATTAGATATTACAACTAATGTTATTGCTTATGACTATGACTGTATCCTAGAAAGATATACTGAATTAGAGTTTGGAAACTTCAAGCAAAAGCTATCTAATCTAGTTGACAGTATAACTAGCAGTACGCAACAAACTATACAGGAAAATAACAAAGTTATTAAAGTTACGCTGAGTGATGAGTTAAAAACTGCGACGGATAAAATATTGAGCGCTATGAGCTCCTCATACGTTATTTATGAAGGAGACAAGATTCTTGTGGTTGATGCATTACCAAAGGAAGAAGCTCACCACGTTATCATGATCAACAGCGGTGGGATCGCTTTTTCTGATACGGGAATCAATGGAGCGTTCAAGAGTGCATGGACTATTGACAATGTGCTTAACATGGAACAAATCAATGTTATCAACTTGACTGCTGACTTAATCAAAGGCGGGACATTAAAACTAGGTGCAAATCTTAACCAGTTTGGAACGCTTGAAATCTATGATGAGGCTAACAATTTAATTGGTATACTTAATAAAAATGGATTGCGCTTGAACGGTGTAGATGATAGCTATATTATCATCAATAATGAAATTGGCTTTGCTGGATATGATAGAAATGGCAATAAGATATACTGGGTTTCAAAAGATGAATTTCATATGAAGAAAAGCGTTGTTGAGGAAGAAATAACGTTGTGCAATAAAATGCGATTCATTCCAATTACTTTGTACGATAATGATGGAAAAATTACCAATGATGGAATTGGTTTGGTTTCTACTATAGGAGGTAATTAGCTATGGCTTCAAACGGAAGTTTCAACACAAACAGCTATGATGGACGACATGTACAGTTTTCGTGGAGCGTAGCAAGCCAAAGCGTAGCTAACAATAATACTACGATCAATTGGAGAATTAGCGCAGAAGGCGGTAATTCTAGTTGGTATAAATCAAATCCAACGGGTGTATATATCAACGGCAATTGTGTTTATTATAACGGCACAAGGGTGAAGCAGTACAAAGGCACTATCGCAAGCGGTTCTTACACAATTGGTCATAATTCGGAAGGGAACGCTTCTTTTAGTGCTAGCGTGTCGAGTGCAATCTATAGCGCTTCTACAAACTGTAACGGTTCTGGTTCGTGGAGCCTGCCACAGATTGCAAGAGCGAGCCAGCCATCATGTATCACGTGGCCAAATACAACCGAAAATATTGGTAACATTGGCAGTACAATAACAATTCACACGAACCGTCATAGTGATAAATTTACACATACCCTTAGATATTCTTTTTATGATTTAAATGGTACTATAGCGACAAACGTAGCAAGCAACTGCAAATGGACAATTCCTGAATCGTTTTATAGCAAAATACCAAACTTAAATAGCAGTTGGGGCACTATTTATGCTGATACATACAACGGATCGACTAAAATTGGGACTAAATCAGTAAAATTTACGTGTAATGTAGCAAACGCAAACCCTACAATTGATAAAATTGATTATTATGATAGCAGCAAAAAAACAACCGATATAACTGAGGATAATCAAATAATCATTAGAAATAACAGCAATTTGGAATTTAAGCTAACCAACTTGACCGCGTTAAAGTATGCAACCTTGTCAAAAGTTGAAGTATTGCTTAACGGAATTACAAAAAGCGCTACTTTGAGTGGTTCAAGAGTTCCTTCTCAGATAATTAATTTTGGAATTGTCAATTCATCATCAAACGTAACTGTTTCAATTTCCGTTATTGATAGCAGAGGGAATAAAACGAGCTACTCAAAAGATATAACTATTGTTGACTGGGTTCAGCCTAGCGCAATTATTAATTGTCAAAGAGAAAACAATTTCTATTCAACAACATATTTAACTGTTGATGGCAACATATCAAGCATTAATGATAAGAACGTAATAAAAATTCAATATCAATATAAGAAAACAACTGATACTGACTATTCTTCATTAAAGACAATTCAAGACAATACGCAAACAAGTTTTGATATTGATAATAGATATTCATGGAATGTAAGAGTTATTATCAGTGATAAGCTTGCTTCAACGAGCTATAATTTATTTGTTGATAAGGGTATACCAATTGTTTATTTTGACAGGCTTTTAAGCTCAATGGGCGTCAACTGCTTTCCAAAGTATGATAACAGTTTTGAAGCAAATGGCGTGAGCCTTAGTGGCAATGTGCTTTACAACAGTGCAAGTGGAACAGCAGAAACTGTCACATTGTCAGATAATGCGGAAAATTATACGTATATTGAAATCTTTTACAGATCATCAAATGATAATGCTTGTGGCAGTGTGAAGGTGTTCAGCCCAAACAACAAACTTGTGCATCTGGGAGCGATTCACTATATTGCAGCTTATGACTATGTAAAGTTCGCTCTTGTTAGTGTGTCGGGATCAATGATCACATTCAGCCAGAATTACCAGATCACTCTGAAAAGCGACGGCTCAACATATTTAGCAGAAAATGCAATTTATATAACGAGAGTGGTTGGATATTAAACAAAATCATGATATACTATTAGTGCAGTGTTTCATGTTCACTGCATTCCTTTATCAGCCTGTCGAAGGTTTTCGGCGGGCTGTTTTTTTATGCACAAAATTCTATACTAACTTGTCATAGCCTACAGGTCGCATAATGTTAGTAAAGAAAAAATCACCGTTTGCATTCGGCGATTTTCTGGTGTATATTATAGATGTACTTTCGTTTACATTGGTCATAAAATTCTCCTAGTAAAGGGCAGGCAGAAATGTCTGCTTTTTACTTGAAGAAAACTTCTATTTCGTCAGGGGAAACATGTACAGAATCAAGAGCATTGCGCCACAGGGTGTGCTTGTTCTCACGTGTGAGATTGTCATATATTGAGCGCCAACCGCTGTTCAAAAATTGGTTAAGATGATCAGTGCTTTGAGGCTTGAAAGATTCAAGCCTTTTTATTTTGTCTTCCGTTTCTGCATATAGACGTTCATAGGTACTTACAGGCATACGCTTCTTGATGAAGATATAATTCAGATTATCAAGCTCTTTTCTTAGTTCTTTTAATTCCTTTTCAGTTGTGTTCTTTATTTCAGATGTGATGCTTGATATTGTGGCTATATGGTTTTTCAAAAGATCGTCAAGGTTAGACAGCAGATATTTTTCCGTTGCAAGTTCCGCATAATGCTTTTTGTGGGTGCATGTATGCACTGAGTGAGCATTATTACATCTGTAATAATAGTATCGTTTACCGCCTTTTGGATGGCTCACTCCAACAAGCTTAGAACGGCATTCTGGGCATCTTAACAGTCCAGTGAATAAATATACATGGCGTTGTATTCCAGTGCGTATATTGGCCTGTAATGCGTTCTGAACGGCATTGTATGTGTCTTTCGTGATGTATGGCTCAGCGTAGTTGGAGTTTCCACGATATGATCCTGCATAAAATTCATTCTTTAAAATGTGCATGTAGGACATGTAAGGTCGAGACAGTCCGTATTTATTGTTGACGTATTCAACTATATAATGTACTGATTGATGCAGAAGAAATGATTCGAAAATGTCTTTCACTATTGGTGCTTTGGATTCATCAATTATAATGCGTTTATTGCCGTTTTCTGTGGCAATCCTGTAACCAAAAGGAACATTACCAGTGATAGGTTGGCCTTGTGCAATCTTGTACTCAAATACGGCTTTGATGCGTTCAGAGCCTTTTTTTAATTCATGTTCTGCAAGATTGACTTTAAGGTTGAACATGAACAATCCGTTCACAGTGGACGTGTTTATATCGTCTTCACAAATGGAAATCATGGCAACATTGTTTTGCTGAAGAAGTTCAAGCATCTTGTTAGCTTCGAGAACGTTACGGGAAAGACGGTCAAGGCGTGTGAAAGCTATGGCATCAAGATTTTTCAGGCTTGAAAGCATGGATTGAAGCTGTGGGCGTTTCATGGTGCTTGCTGAGAATCCTTCGTCAATGTAGATATGTATTAGGTCATGATCATTGTCGTTGCACCATTGCGTTATTTCTTCAGTCTGAGCCTGTATTGAATATCCATATTTCTTTTGTTCGTCAGTGGAAACACGAGCATATCCTGCCACTCGCAGTTTTTTTTCTCATAAAAAATCCCTCCGATTGATTGAAAATAAAAAAAGCAGTCCATACTAGCCGATGAGGACGGTGAAAATATGGATGCAGAAAAAATATATTCGTTGCTGTTTAATCTTTATGCTGAACAGGAAGATCTCAAAATTGAGTATGAGTTAGACAACTCTTTTTTTTCGACAGGTTGTTTCAATCAGAAACATTCTTGCTGTCAAGGTACAGTTTCATTGTCTTCAGATACAGTTCATCCTTCTCAGACTCAGGAAGATCGTGAAACAGAGACTCGATGCGCAGTGTGAGGTCTGTCGCTTCGTCATAGCTTGATGTATCAATTCCAAAGTAAGATATATCAATGCCGTAAACCTCGCAAAAACGTTTCAGAGTTGAAAGAGTCAAGGAACGTTTTCCAGATTCAATATTTGATATTGCAGGTCTTGAAAGCCCGACAAGTTCAGCAAGCTCAGACTGTTTAAGGTCACGGGAGTTGCGTAGTTCTTTGAGTTTCTTTCCGATTGATTTATTGTTGATCATTATTCTTTACACCACCTAAAAAGTTTATATTTCGATGATAACATAACGTTGCTATTTGAAACAATAAAAAATAATCATCATTTGATGAAAAGCAGTTACAATTTGATTACAAGAGTTTATAATGTAATGCATGAAAGGGGGTACGAAATGAAAAGAGCAGAATTGAAAGCATTCAGAATTTCAAAGGGTTTCACTCAGAAGGATGTTGCAGAAATGCTTGGAATATCAACGAGCCATTATGCTTGTATTGAGCAAGGAACGCATAATCCTTCTACAGAACTTGTCAAAGTTTTTTGCAAAGTGTTTGGATATGAATATGCGAATTTGATTATTGGGAGCTGAAAAAATGTTAGATATCGTAGCAGAAATCGTAAAAAGAGGGCAAGCAGAAGAATTAAGAAAAATTATCAAACAGTATGAAATTGATGTTTCAAAAAGAAAGGAAAACAAGAAAGATGAAAGGATTTGAAAATATTAAACCAGAAATCGCAGTAGATTTAATCGAACTGGTTAATCAGTTAAGAGGGCTTGAAAAGTCAGCACAGGTCAACTATTCAGTGAAGAACAGGAACACAGGGGAATGGATGCGCAAGGCATTTGATTATGTGCCATTAGATAACATTTTAAACAAAATCAAGGAAAATCAGAATTTTGCATTGCTACAGCCGATTGGAGTTGACGAGAACGGCATAAACGGTGTTCGCTGTATTCTGGTACACAAGAGCGGACACGTATTCGAGACAAACACCTACCCGTTTGCAGTGGAGGAAGGCGCTAAGTTGCAGGATGAAGGCGCAGAGATCACATACCGCAAGCGTTACTCATTAGGTGCATTCCTTGGCATGGCAACTGAAGAAGATACGGATGGCAATGACGATGAAGCAACTAACAGCACGGAACGCAAGGCATCGCCAAGACAAATCGTAGTATTGAGCAAGATTTATACAGGCGAGAATCTTATAAAGCTGTTAAAGATGAACAATATCGAAAAGCTGGAAGATATGCCGATGTCGAAGGCAAGTGAGTTGATCAGTAAGAGCATGAATCATAGAAAGGTGGACAGTCATGAGTAAAATTGAACAATTTGTAGTATGCCAGCACACTGGCAATAGTAAAAAATACCTGTTTTATTCACCTATTTATTCCAATATCGAGAAAGGTGACGAGGTTCTGGTTGATACGCAGTTCGGAGAAAAAAAGGCAACCGTGCTTGCAGTTTGCATGTTATGTGGTGAGGATGGAAAAAGAGCATTGCGTGTTCTTGCAGGTGCAGAAGACGAGCCAATCAAAAGAGTTATCGGCAAATATCAATTTGTTAAATTTGACTACAGCGAGGATGAAAACAATGGCTAATATTATCGAAAGAACAGGCTCAGACGTTACGTTTTCTGAAGAAGTATGTGAGAAAATCATCAGCCTTGAGAAGCAGGCGAAAGAGATCAAGAAACAGCAGAACGACATGAAAAATGAAATTCTTGATGCTATGCAGAAATATGGAGTATTAAAGATTGACAACGAGTTTCTGAAGATAGCATTCATTCCAGAGCATGACACAGAAAAGTTTGACAGCAAGACTTTTAAAGAAGAAAATCCTGATGTATACGACTTGTACGCCAAAATCTCAAAAGTGAAACCATCCATCCGCATCACGGTGAAATGATGGAGACATTCAGCATTAAAGGCGGTACGCTTGAATATTTCGATGAAACGCATACATATCTGTATGATGGGCTTATGTTGCCAAGTGTCTCGCAGATTCTTGGTACGAAGTATAGAAATGAATATGCAAGCGTGCCTCCTGCCGTGTTGAATAATGCGGCCCAAAGAGGTACGGCAGTACATAAGGCAATCGAGAACTACAACAATTCAGGCTATGATGATGGAAGCGAAGCAGTGCGAAACTTTAAATTTTTGCAGAAACAATATGGATTCGAAGTTCTTGACAGTGAGTTGCCACTTGTGATTTTCAAGGATGATATGCCGATAGCATGTGGACGACTTGACATGACAATGCTTATGGATGGTGAAACCGGCATTGCGGACATAAAAACCGTCAGTTCTTTAAACAAGGAAAAGATCGCATATCAGCTGAATTTATACAGAATCGGACTGATGCAAAGCTATGGAGTTGATGCAAAATTCTTGAAGATCATACATCTCAGAGATGGCATCAGGAAAGTTATTGACAGCCCTGTAAATGAGGGCATGGCATGGGAATTAATCGAAAAATTTTTGGAGGAACACGAAAAGTGAATGCAGTTGTATTAGTTGGACGTACTACAAGAGACATTGAACTAAGAAGGACAGGAAATGGCACGGCTGTTGCAAGTTTCACACTTGCAGTCAACAGGGGCTTCAAGACAAATGACGGGCAGGAAGCAGATTTCATTCAGTGCGTGGCATGGAAAAAGACGGCTGAACTTTTAGAGCAGTACGTTCATAAAGGAGATAGAATTGCAGTTAATGGCTCTATCAGAACAAGAAATTATGAAGATAGTCATGGAAGAACAGTGTATGTTACAGAAGTGTTGGTTAATCATGTTGAGTTCCTAGAGACTAAGAACCGTGAACAAAGTAACTATAACAATAATGGATATACTGAGCCAGACAACATAAATGATAATGAACATTTTGATTTAGAAGGAGATGATCTCCCATTTTAAGGAGGGAAAAGTGGCATGATTGGAAATGCACAGGCAATAATTGCGTGGCTGTTTGAACAGGATAAGCAAAAAATCTTTGAGATAAAGGAAAAGAAAAAAAAGCGCTCTCTTACAGCCAACTCTTATTATTGGTCACTCCTCAATCAGCTAGCTAGCGTTATGAGAATGGATAACCAAGAATGCCACTTTCTTATGCTTAAACGATATGGGCAGTATGAAGTTGTGAGCATTCGTTCAGACGTGAGCCTACATGGCTATTTCAAGTATTATGAGGAGATAGGCGAAGGTAAAGTAAATGGCAAAGAGTTTACACATTACAAGATTTATAAAGGCAGTTCCCAGATGGATTCTAAGGAATTTGCTATATTGCTTGATGGTGTAAGAAGCGAATGCGAAGAGGTAGGAATACCAGTGCTAACACCGTCAGAAATTGCACAACTGAAATTCACAGGGGGTGATTAGTTGAGAGATTCAATTATGCCTAATGGCATGTATCAGGCAAACGGTCATACATATTTTTACAGCAATCAGCGTTATGAGGGCACACATAGGCACGAAATATTTTTTGGCACTGCCAACAGAAAAAAATCAATCAAGTATGGTCTTGTCGTATTCATCAGACCTGAAGATCACGACATGTCTGAGTATGGCGTACATAACCGAAAAGGGCATGAGTTCGATATGTACCTGAAAAAGTTAGGGCAGGAGAGAGCCATGAACGAGTATTCATGGACAACAGAAGAATTTATCGAAATCTTTGGCAGGTCATATATTTGAGGTAGTTACATGTATAGAAAATATCACAATACAAAGACGGTTGCTGATGGCATCAAGTTTGATTCAAAATTGGAAGCTGAACGGTATGCACAATTGAAGATTCTGGAACGTGCAGGAGTTATAAGAGAGTTGGAACTACAGCCTTCTTTTCAACTTTTGCCGTCATTCAGGAAGAATGGCAAAACATGGCGTAAAACCGTGTATAAAGCCGATTTCAGGTACATCTTGTGTGAAGATGATAGTTATATCATCGAAGACGTAAAAGGCTCTACAGCGGTAATTACGGACGTTTTCCGTTTAAAGCAAAAACTATTCGAATACAAATATCCAGAGTACACAATCAGCATCGTTACTAGTAAAGACATCAAGAAGTTTCAAAGAGAAACAAAAGTCGGCAAAATGTGTTGACTTAATCACATTATGATGATAATATTATAGAGTAGCAAAAATCTACACCACCTATTCAGTAACCGCCATTGCTGAATAGCAGTGAATAAAACTGAATAGGTACATGAACCGTATTGCATTAGGTTGGCGGACTTAATGTGATACGGTTTTATGCTATTAGAAAGACAATCACATGGAAAATCGTAAAGTAGAAAAGAAAGGAAGTAAAAACATGAACGAAAACAGAGACTTCAAGGGCGTATGGATTCCAAAGAAAGTGTGGCTAGACACTAGGCTTAATGCACTTGATAAAATTATTCTTACGGAAATTGACAGCCTAGACAACGGAGAAAAAGGATGCTATGCAAGCAATGAATACCTTGCAGAGTTCTGCCAATGCAGCAAAACAAAAGTATCGACTGCTATTAAAAAGCTGATTGATTGTGGATATATTTACGTGCAAAACTTTGATGGAAGAAAACGAGAATTGAAAAGCTGCCTTTCAAATTTTGAAAGGCAGAATTTCAAAAATTGTAAGGCTGACTTTAAAATTTTGAAAGAAAGTAATATAGATAATAATACAGTTAATAATACAAATAATACATTAAGTAAGAAAGAAAGAAAGAGCAAGTCAAAATCGTATGATGAACAGATTGCAGGATATACACAAAATGAAGAACTTCAGAATGCATTGAAAGCATTTTTACAGATGAGATCATTCATCAAGAAACCTATGACAGAGTATGCTCTTAAACTCATGCTGAAGAAACTTGATGAACTGGGGAATAATGACACGACAAAGATTGCTATTCTCAATCAGTCAATAACGCATAACTGGCAAGGAATCTTCCCATTGAAGGATGGATATACAAAGCAGGAGAAACAGCCAGAGAAAAAATACGATCAGAACGGTTATGGGTCTGAAGAAGAACTCATGAAAATGTTCTATGGTAAATAAGTTTCAAAAAGGAACAAAATGCGATAAAAAGTATTGCAATCGTTATTATATTATGATTTCATAATGTTGTAGAAAGAAAGAGGTACAAAGATATGACATACGAACAAGCAGTTGAAAAAGCAGAAAGAAATAGTAACTGGTCAGACGGTTACATAGTTGAAAAAGACGGTGATTACGAAGTCGCTTACAATGGCCATGATCTTGAGTGTGCAATGGCTTACGGCTGGAAGTTTGTCGGTTTGAGCAAGTAATATTAGGAGGAACGGAAAATGAAATATCAAGTTAAATTAGCGGGTGGAAATTTTAGAATTGAAAACAAGGTAGTCCTTGAAACAGAAGATAGAGCAGAAGCTTTTGAAATGTTAGGACATGTTAAGAGCCTTGAACATGAAGAACCATATAACTCATATGATTCTGTAAGAGTGTTTGAAAATGGCACATGGGTTGCAAAATTTGATTTATATTAAATATTAATTGGAGGAACAGAAAAATGAGAAAAATCACATTTAACAAGGTTGAGAAAATCGCTTTTAATTGGGAATTGAACACACCAGTGTTTTTAATCAATGGTCACGATCTAGTGCTATGTGGTGGTGAGTTTACTGCTAGCGGTGTTAGAACTTTCTTAAGACCTTTAGACAAGGTTTTAGAAAACAAGGACAATGAAGATTATTCAAGAAGTAGAACAGATGTTGTTTATTACATTGATAACAAAGAAAAAAGATTTTTCGAAAGCTATAATAGATAGGAGATCAATAAAATGAGTAATTATGATAAAACTTTGAAATTATTGGAAAAATTCAAAGCCACCCTATAAAGAGTGACTTTTGTAGGAAGGACTGACAACATGAAAAGCATATATGATATATTTAAGAATGAAGATCCGACGGCGGAAGGGGTACAGCGCATGCTTGCCACTTGTGATGATACATCTGAGTATATCGAAGGAAACATGATTTTTTGCAGGAAATGCAATGAACCACGAAGAGAATGGCTATCGCTGATAGGTGAATATGTTCCAGTGATGTGTTCATGCATGATTGCAGAGCAAAAGAAACAGGACAGACTGGCACGAATTGAAAAATACAGGAACACAGGCTTTCCTGACAGAGAACTTCAGAAATGCCGATTTGATCTCGATGATCAGAAATCAAAGAAGGCTAGCGACATGTGCAGAAATTATGCGAGAAGGTTTGACGAGTTCAAGAAAGCAGGAAAAGGGCTAATTCTTTTTGGGGGTGTTGGAACAGGCAAGACATTTCTTGCGTCATGCATTGCAAATGAATTGATTGATAATGGTGTGCCGTGTCTGGTCACGAATTTTGCACGAATCATCAATACATTGCAGGGAATGTATGAAGGGAAGCAGAACTATCTGGACAGTCTGAACGAGTTCGACCTTTTAGTTATTGATGATTTGGGGATTGAGCGAAACACGGAGTACGTCAATGAGTTGGTGTATAACATCATTGATGCAAGATATAGAAGTGGGAAGCCGATGATCGTTACAACGAATCTGAAGTATTCAGACCTGTACCATACAGAAGACACAAGCAAAGCTAGAATATACAGCCGTATTATTGAAATGTGTCTTCCTATACTTGTCAGCGGAGAGGATAGAAGAAAAAACAAGATGCAGGACTCAAGACTCATGGATATATTAAACGGTTAAATGTTTCAAATAGAAACAAAAATTAACAAAAAGTATTGATTATATTGTTATAATATAGTAATATATACCTGTAGAGAGGGATAGAGAAATCCCAAGGAGAAACGGAAAATGAGAACATTTGAAAGTGAAAAAACACTAGGAGAAATTGAAGCAAAAAGAAACGGTCTAGATGAATACGACCGTGAAAAATATAATTGCAAGTTATTCGAGGAATGTCAGGATAGACTCCACGACTTGCATATGGATATGCAGAGCGTTGGTGAATGCTCATTGTCAAACTTTGGCGAAGCAATTGCTGAAGGTAAGGGCGCCTTAAACGTTGAATATAAGGCTTTTAAGCGTGTTTACAATGAGTTACATGATAATCTACAGCCTATCATGAAACTAACTTACAAAGGCTATAAAGCCCATTCTGAATGGCTAAGACAGCCATTCACATATCATGAAGAGTTCGAAGAACCGGACGAAGATGACATATATCATATGTTAGGATTGGACTAGCAAGGTATAAAAAAAACTAAGTGAAGCGATAACACTCAAAACACTAGCTTTAAGAAAGAAGGAAAGAAAAACAACGAATTTATTGAAAGCATACTTAGTGCAGAGTAGGGCGAAGATGATGATTAATGCAGAAAAGTATAGAAAATAAATATTAAATAATTATTCTAAAGGATTTAGCATTATTGATGGTCACATTGATGACTGCGAATCAATAGCATGCGAGAGTTGCTTGTTTAGCCATTCAAAAAATGATGATGGTTACTTAACACGTATCAACAGAAAAGTAGAATGGCTTTTATCAGAATATAAAGAGCAGCTAATAAAAGTAAGTAAATTAGAATATGAGTTGCTCAAGTATTGGAATGGTAAAAGATATAATTATATTGCTAGAGACAGAGATGGCGCACTATATATTTACAGAGACAAGCCATCTAAGAATGAAGATGTATGGGGCACTTTTTACGGGCACGCTAGACTTATGAAATATTTTGACGATTTATTTTGTTTTGTAAAATAGGAAGATAAAGAGCCTATAGAAATCAAAGAAGTTTTAGAGAATTATGTTGTTGAAAATTTTAAGGAGGAACAATAATATGCCAAATTGGTGTTGTTGCGCTTTAAGAGTGCGTGGAAAACAGAAGGATTTACAGAATTTTGTTTTAAATGGATTGAAGCCTTGTGATCATTTTAAAAAGGAACATGCAATACTCGAACTAGATGAGTTTGGATATGTGGGCTGTAACGAAAAATGTTGGATTGAAGGAACAAGCAGAGGGTTCGTTAATGACCTAGATTTATATTTTGAAGAAGAAGAGGACGATTCTATTCAGACTATTGCCCTAGATGCTGAATTCGCGTGGGGTATCAATTCTGAAGAATTACTGAAAGTATGTCAGAAGTATCATGTCGATATGCGAATCTACGCTTTAGAGAGAGGGATGGAGTTCAATCTGGAAATTGAAATCATTAACGGAAAGATTACGAAGGGCTCCTATTTCGCATTTTAGGATTACGTCTGGGAATGCATCTGTCCAGACATTGGAGGATAAAAATAGATGGATACACAGGAGTTAAATAAGGTATTCGATACGCTTGTATCAAATTGTCATGCACTTGAAAAAGTGTGCGAGACATGGGGTAACCAGCACATGTTAACTATCGCAATGGAAGAAAATGCTGAGATGATACAAGCTGTATCTAAAATAAAACGTAATGGATTGGATCCTATCAACGCCTCACATTTAGATGAAGAGGTTGCAGATGTATTGATATGCATATGTGAGCTATATTTGATGGATTATCTAGAGGTACGTGAAATTGCAGGCATCATAGAAAGAAAAGTAGAAAGATCTATGCAAAGAACTCAGGATCATATAAAAGAATTAGAAGAGGAGGCTAGATGCGATGACAGTTTTTAGCGCTGAAAAAGTTCAGGAAATAGTAGAAGAAAAGGAAGCCGAATACAAGAAGCTAGAAGAAAAGTATTTATATTTGAAAGAAGAATTTGCAGATTTAAATGTTAAATATGAAGATTTAGAAGATAAGTTCATAAGCTGTGAAAAATCAAACCAAACTATGTCGCGCATCTATGATGAAGACTCAAAAAAGATTGATGAACTTCAAAAGTTAAACAATAAGCTTGTTAAAAGCAATAAAGCAGCTAACAGAGATTTCTTTATTCTTGCAATAGCATATGCTGCTACACTGATGTTGATGATTTACTTATTTATCAGATAAGGGGGAGCGATGATGAGGGTGAATGAAATAGTAAGCAGATGCAGAGCAGACCAATTAATTATTATCAGACTTTCTGACAAATCTTTTATAGGTATTGTACACGATATCGTTTCTTTAACAGAATACAGACTATATAGAATCGGTGATATGGTTGTTACAAATATTAGCAGTGATAACAGTATTTTATGGATAAAGGCGGTGAAAGTATGAGCTTAGAAATGAATAACTATTTAACAAAAAAAGTAGTCTACTTCAATTATCATCAGTTTTTGAACGAACTGGCAGAATTAAAAAAGAAATATTACGTTATTGGCTACACTGTCAAGTCACAAGAAAATGTTGCAGATGTTCAGCTAGTCGAAAAATAGTCGAAAAGAGGAAGAGAAAAATGGAATTTGTTAGTAGCAAAAAATTAGAAGTGGTCGCTAAGTTTTTGGTTGACGATGAAGTTGATGGAGTTGCACCATGTTCATATTTTAACAATTATCTAAAAAGAGATAGAGTGGATGTACCTTGTGATGCTGGAGATTGTGAAGACAATTGTCCATTTTATTCAACAGCCAACTTTGTAAAATGGATTAAAGAACCAGATAGAAAAGTTGAAGTTGAGGACTTAAAAAAACCACATCAAGAAGACTTTACTAAATATGTTAACTGCAGTGATGCTCTTTTTGATAGAGATAGCTATATTAATGCGTTAGAAGAATATTGCGATAATTTAGAAGATGTTCTTGCTGACACTGAATATGATACAGAGTGTATAGAATGCGAAATGAGAATGCTAGACGATAAGTTGGAAAAGATTAGAGGCGTTCTTGATGGGTCGTATTGAAATTGATTTATAAGTATATCCCTATATTGATACACCAATTTTTAAAAAAACATTAGTTACCTGATCTAATCAAAACAGGGCTCATAAGAAAATTCTGTTAAATACCTTTTAGATTTTGTTTCTTTAATCTCATTTTCAATATAGGGATTCATTGATATTAAGGAGTGATTTTGAATGAAAAAATTGAACAAAAACAGGGCGTTATGCCTTTTATCAGATGTGTGTATTTTGATTATTTTATTTTCCATGGTAATAACTGGCAATAACTGGGATTCAACAGAAGTAAAAGTCTTCTGTTGCAGTTCGCTTTTTATGAATATTCTGTTCGTGCAGTATTTTCTTGTTACAAGGGACAGATAGCAATAAAAAGATTAGAGGCGTTCTTGATGAAAACAGTTGAAGAAATTACAGGTTTAAAAAAACCAACAATGGAAGATTATAGTTTTCCTATTTCTGAAAATGATGAAGATTTAATGAACAACTATTGTTACGGCGCACTTGATTACGCTGAGGAGTTAGAAAGATACATTGAAAAGGCAGAAGAAAGAAATTCTAAAATATTTGAGTATTTGCAGAATGAAATTAAAGAAATCTATAAGTTGAATGAAAAGGCCACAGATTTAAACAATGAAGCGACTGCATTATTAGAAGCATATGATCCCACACAAGACCATGTCGCTCAGCATTCTAAAATGTTTAATACATTGCATGAGCAATGGTGGAATACACTATTGAGACAGAGCAAAAGGCTAAACGGCTTGATTAATGATTTTAAGAATGGCTTTAGATGGGCAAAGAAAAAATAAAATAGTAAGGAGTGATTAAATGAGTTATAACATAGGTATTTACGTAAAAGTTGAGGGATGTGGCAAATATGTACAAGCTACTTATCCGACATATTACAAGCCAACCTATAATTTAGGCAAATTATTCAGAACGTGCATGGGTTGGCAGTTTAAAAACAGCGAATATTATAGATGTGACAATGTAATGGAATACGTAGAAAAAGGAATAAAAGAATTGGAGCATAATTCTTCAAAATATACTAAGCTACTGCCTAGTAATGGTTGGGGCACAATGGCAAATGCAATTGAAACATTGAGATCCATAAGAGAATGCATTCTGGAAGAAAATGAAGATATTCCTATGGATTGTCTATACTTGAAATGGGGGTGATTAATTATATGGATCTTATTGGAATATTACTTACAGCAGCATCAATAGTTTTGATAGCAATTGGATATTTCTGGAAAGAATAGAACTAAATAAAAATGAAAAAAATGGCTCGTGAAGTCGTTCGAGGGTGTCAGCACAAAACGCAATACTTATAATATGACTATAATTCCCCAATTCATTGACTAAAAATCGTTTCCCCTAATACTTTTATTAAAAATAAAGTGTTGGCATTCTCAAACGACTTTATGAGCGCTTAAAGAAGAGGTAAAAAAATGGCAAAACTTGTAAAAATGAGATACAAAACTCTCGGTGGTGATGTAAAGATCAACACGTATAATGCGACAATATCAAAAAAGATTGTGACTGAATCTGGGCTTGATCCTGAAAAAGAAATCACAGTTAGGACAGAAAATGGAAAAATCATTATTGAACAAAAAAAATAAAGGAGTACGAAGAATCATGAATAATTCACACAAAATGTTAAATGGTGTTAAAGGAGTCCTCGTTAAAGATTTTAATCAAAAGTACAAAACTATCGAACTGATTGAAAGCAGATAAATATTTCCATTCGAAATGCCTATAGGCTTGTTTAAATTTGAAAAAGTAAAAAAATACTACGGAGACAGAAAAATTGTTTCTGTTATGGACTTTAATGATACTCACACAACGTCAATAGCTATAGAGGCACTTAAATCATGAGTGGTGGAAGTCATAACTATATAGCATATGAGATAAACGAAGCATTGTTTGGAGATCGTTTTGAAAATCGTATAGACAATAATTACACAAATGTTTGTGATGAGAAAATCGCGAGAATTGCAAGAAACTTGAATCCGATGTATGACAGAGAACTATCTGAACTCATGGCAGATGTAATGTGCTTGCTACATGGCTTGGAATGGTTCGATTCATGTGATATCGGAGAAGAAAAATATAAAGAGTGTGTGAACAAATTCAAGGCAAAGTGGATGCATAGAACAGAAAATGATAGATTGAATAGCTATCTTGGAGATTTAAAAAGCTATTATGAAAGCTGTTATGAAGAGTTAGTGGAAGTGTTAAAGGAAAAAGAAAATGATTAGCGATGTACATTGAAATTACGATTGAAAAAGGGTATAAAAACCCTTTTTTTCTGCCATAATTAGGGTATAATTACTCTTATGGAAGGGCAAAAAATGTTAGCAAAGGAGGGCAAAAAAAATGGTATTCTCTAATAAAACATATGACATTCTAAAGTGGGTGGCACTTGTAGGAACAAACGCATTTTCGGTGTTGATTATCACGCTCGGCAAAATCTGGGGATGGGATTGTGCAGAAGCGATTGCAGGAACTATTTCGGCAATTGGCACTTGCATTGGTGCATGTTTACAAGTAAGCTCAGCAAATTATAAAAAGGTGAAATAAATGACTCCTGAAACAAGCGTAAGCATCGCATTACTAATTTCTTTGACATCGCTTGTATGCACGTTGATAAACACCTTTGCAGGTGGCAAAAAACGTCAGGAAGAACAGGCAGAGCGAGAAAAGAATAGGCAGATGGATATCGAAAAAAACTTTGTAAAGATCAACGTGAAACTTGATGAATTTTGCGACACCACAAAAAAGATGATGGCAGAAAATAGCGAAAAGACTGAGCAGTTGAAAAATGTATCAGAACAACTCATTCTTATTACGGAACGTGTAAATACGTTATTCAAATACAAAGATGATCACGAAGAAAGGATTAAGGGACTTGAAGATAAAGTCAAATAAGGAGGGATAACGAATGTACGGTATTGATATTTCAAAACACAACGGCAATATTAATTTAGAGCCATATAAAGGGCAGTTTGTAATTATTAGAGTTGGCTATGGACATTTTCATTTAGACGAAAAGTTTGAAAGAAACGTGGCTGAATGCAAAAGGCTAGGTATTCCATTTGGGGTTTACCATTATTCATATGCATTGAATGAAGCAGATGCAGAAGCAGAGGCTAAAGGAGTGCTTAATGCAATCGCTAAATACAAGAACGATATCAAGGTTGGCGTATGGTTCGATATGGAGGATGCAGATGGATATAAAAAGAAGCACGGCTTCAAGTTCTCAAATGCAACTATTGCACCTATTTGTTATAAGTTCTGCAAAATGATTGAAGACGCAGGATATTATTCAGGCATTTACACATCTAGCTCATGGCTTGATTATGTAAAAGGCTTAAATGACAGATTCGATAAATGGGTTGCCAACTGGGGCAAGAATGATGGAACACAGCACACAAACACTTCAAAATATGGAACATTACAACAATACACTTCTAAGCCATTAGACAAGAATGTAATGTATGCAGACCTTTCAAGATACTCAAGAGGTAGCACAACACAGCCTCAGCCAAAACCAATTGATCAGATTGCTGATGAAGTAATTGCTGGTCAGTGGGGCAATGGAGATGACAGAAAGAAACGCTTAACCGACGCAGGATATGACTACAATGCTGTTCAGGACATTGTAAACAAGAAGGTTGCACCTATGAGAAAGTCAATTGATCAGATTGCAAGTGAGGTTATTGCGGGACAGTGGGGAGACGGTAACGACCGTAAGAACAGACTGGAACAGGCAGGATATAACTATGATGCAGTTCAGAAAGCTGTTAACAAGAAGATGGGCGCTAAAAAGCAACCTGCACATGTTTATTATGTAGTGAAGCGTGGAGATACACTATCAGGCATTGCATCAAAGTATGGAACGACATGGCAGAAGTTACAGGCTATGAATGGCATCAGAAATCCTAACAAGATTTATCCTGGACAGCGTATCAGAGTTAAGTAATGGCACAAGGCTATTATTCTTGTAGCAGGTGTGGCAAGATACATCCTAAAGGGTATGTGTGCAAGGTAGAGAAGAAGCACTACAAGTACAGCTACAAAGAGTCAAAACTGAGAAGCAAGAGCGCATGGACAGAGAAGAGCAAGCAGATTAGAGAAGATGCAAACTATCTATGTGAAGTGTGCAAGGACAAAGGTATATATAACTACCGCAATGTAGAAGTGCATCACATAGAGAAGCTGAAGGATAATCCAGAGCTATGGCTGGATGATGATAACCTTATATGCTTATGTAAAGACTGTCATAGAATGGCAGATGCAGGGATGATTGATAAAGAGCATTTAAAGAAGTTAGCTAGGCAGAGAATAGACAGGATTAAATGATCCCCCCATGGTAATGGGCATTGTCTGGTGTGGCTTCAAGATTGTTTTTGTCGTTCGAAATTTCAGAAACATTCGACACAAAATTGTTCATCCGC